TGCTGAAAGAAGATATTCATCTTCATCAACTATGGTAACATCACCACCAGTTGTTATTGCATCAGTTGCAATAGTTCCACTACCGATATTCAAAGTAGTACTTGCAGTAAAAGCAGTAGTGATTTGTACTACTACCTGCTCAACAAAATACTTCTTTACTTTAGGGAACGAGAAAAGAATCGCTCCTTTGTCCTCGCAATCAGCCCCAACCATGATTGCACTGGTAATCCACCAGCTATTCAACCAGGTGTGTGACCGAACGTCAGTCCTTCTATAATCAATTGCTGTAATTGTAGACATACTTATATCTCCTTAACGTACAAGAGTTGCATCTGCAAATACTGAGAATGTTCCAGTCGTTGCACCTGCTACTACAGTTACTGTAATAAAACCTCCAAGAGTACCAAAATACTTCGCTGCAAGAGCGACTTTAGTACCTGTAGCCGTTGCCTCAGCCATTGCTTCATCCATAAAGTATGCCGCATTAGCTGTCTGGCTATTACCAGAGAAACCTATTGTTATAGAACCAAGAATTGCAAATGCAGTAGTAACATCCAAGTATACTTCCTTTACAAGAGTATACCTAGGAATAGCTATAACATTATAGGTTCCAGCAACAGGAGACACTATCGGCTTCGAATGCCACAAGCGGTAACCGTCTGCTACCTTGTGGGTAATGATATTCGTTGTAGCCATTAACTTACCTCCTATTAGCTGATGCGATCACCGAAAGCACTACCAACAATAACACCGTAGTCCATTGAATTGAAGACTGTTTTCTTGATACCAAAGATACCACCACCACGAATGTTGATGAAACGTTTGGCATCTTTCTCGTAAGGAACGAAAGCCATGACACTGGACTTAGATTCGCCAGCGCCGCCCCACGCCCAACAAGCTGCCTGAGCGCCGAGGAACAGATTCCGATAGACTCCACCGCCACCAGTTACAGAAGCAACCTTGGGAATTCTCTCGGACTTAGATACCAACATACCGTTATACTCGAACTCCACATTAGGAAGACCAAGTTTACCAGCTGCTCGCTGCAGATCTCCCCACTGACCAACGTTCATATTTCTGCGAAGCTGATCGAAGCAGAAGTTGTGGAGGATAACCCTGTAGTAATTCTTCCCGCCGACTTTAATCGGTCGCAGTTTGAATGCCGTACTCAGAGGCATCTCGGCACGCTGCTTCATACGATCCAGGAAGTCAAGGTCAACTACGTCAGCAACGGTAATAGCTGCTTCAGCAGTGGCTACAACAGCTTCGTCTGCCTGGTTAACTCCAGCATGATGATATACATCAGGAGCAGTAATGGCACTGCCAAAGGACTTACCCGCGATAGTATAACTGGTAACCCCGGCGAGAGTATTGATCGCGAGGTAACTCAACTTCTCCGCCCACCAGTCCTGCAACCCATTCTTACCTTCTTGCATTAGGTTGTAGGGGACTCTCTGCTCTTCCATCTTACCGCCAGTATCAACGGCGTGGTTGAGTTCTTCGATGGTCATGGAAAAATCTTTGAAGATCAGTTTCTCTTCATTTCCCTCAAGGGTATCATTACCTACAACACCCTCACCAGTAAGAGGAAGCCGGATACCGAAGGTAATAGTATCTCCCTCGCCCTTACCCAGTTCCGTTTTTATCTGTACAACACTATCTGACCCAGTACCAACCAGATCATTGAACTCTACGGCAGGCAAAATAACTGCAAACAGATCCTTCGCCCAGCGTTTTCTTGTTAGAGCATCATTAGTCAAAAACTCTGTTTTAACTCCCATTCTCTATCTCCTATGCAAGTTGTCCCGTAAGATACGCATTACGGATTTTCTCAGGTACTTTAGCGTAATCAGCATCGTCCATAACATCGAGTTTTGCAGCAGTCCAACTAGCATTATTTACAGCATCATTACCACCTACTGCAATAACACTCGGCGGGGCTTCAACAGGTTTAGGTGCACGACCTTTAGGTTCCTTTACAGGAGTAGAAGCAGTAGGCGTTACTACTTCTTCCTTCTTAGCATAACGTGGATGATGCTCTTTAATTGTATCATACATCCACTTATACGGATTAGGCTGCTTCCAGATAGCTGCCTCTACCTTCATCGCGGCTACTACTTGGTCGGTGCCAGTCTCAGCAGATACCTTCTCTGCCATGGCTTCAACCAAGTCGTTCAAGTTCTCTCGACTACATACTTCCTTGACGTCTTTGTAATCTGGACTTACCGCCATAACTTCGACGAGAGTAACTAACTGTTCACCACGGGTCTGACCTATTTGCTGAATCTCCTGTTGCAACTGCTCAATCTCACTTAACTTCACCGGAGGTTCTTCAACGACTGTAGGTTCTTTCTTAAGGCCAATCCCTAATAGATCCTCAGAGTCATCTTCCGGTTTAACTGCTGCTTTAGCAGCTGCAGTTCTTAGCCGCTGAATCTCTTCATTCTGTCGTTGTAGTACGGCAGCATTAAGTGCCATGTCTTTACGCATTTGACGAAGTTGCTGGATGATCTTTGTCTGATCAGGGACTACAGGTTCTACTGGTTCAACAGTCTTCTCAGCAGGATCTTCTTCTTTACTTCCAGTTCCCTCAGTCTCGTCAACTGCAGACCCTTCTTTTTCTCCTGCAACAACTTCCTCTTCAACGTTCTCTTTAACATCTTCAACCACCTTTTCTTCTGGGTCATCAGGCGCATCAAGCGTAGACGCAAGAGATACAACCTCCTCTTCTTTAATGTCTAAATCTTGACCAACCACCTCAGGTGTTCCTGCCATAACTAACTCCTTTTAACTTTCTTCTTAGTTGATTGATTGTTACTGTTACCGTTTCCACTTCCACTTCCACTTCCAGATTTCATTACAGGTTCTGGCTTATCCCTATTCCTAAGTAAAACATCCATCCTATTAGTCTCAATTTCTTTTTCTTTCAGTGCCAATTCAGCTTTCTTAATCTCAAGCTCCGCCTGCTTTATTTGCACTTCGGCTTGCTTGATTTGGACTTCTGCTTCGATTTGTTTGGCTTGGAGACTGGCTTGCTCGCCGGCTGCTTTTTGTTGGCTTTCATAATTTGCCCTCACTCTTTGTTTAATAGTATAAGGTACATCGCTATATTCCAGTATAACATCCGGCGGTATAGACCCAGGGTTGTTATGGTTCACCTCAGCTAGAATCTGCGCTATAGTCATCCGCATGGTGGTGGTCTCTGCCGTATCTTCCACAGCAAGATCAAACTGCATAGCAGTGATATCGTTAAATCCACCTTGTCCCCTATTCAACTGAGTGTTTATTTCAACTAACTGTGCACCATGTTCACCCTCTATCCTGATTACCTCAGGCATAGTAACATATTGCTGAATAAGAGACATCAAGAGTTTAGTTGCATTATGTCTACTCTCTTGAAAGTTACTGAAAAGGAGATACAATACTGCAATCCCAGTCTCCTGACGCATCCGCGCCGTAACTCCCGCCTCCCTACCAGTCTCTTGTATACCCATCAGCGGATCTTGAATACCACTAGCATCCTTCATAGACTGCGAGGAAATTGCATCAAACTGACTGTAGATCGGGGAGATATTAGGTTGCTGTACAAACTTGAAGCTACCTATCATCCCCTTAGCAACTTCCAAGTGGAAGTTAGGCTCAGAACTATGTTCTTCATACTCTTCTATGTTCAGTATAGCCCCTACTTCGTGAGCCAGTATACCCTTCGGCAATGTCTGCAGTAAGTGCTGTAACTGTCTCCGCATAGTATTCACTGATCTCTGCGGATCTTTCATCATTGTTATAGCACCGAACCAAGCGTTAGTATCTTCGTTACGATAAGCTCCAAACTCAATACCAGGAAACCCTTCCCACTGCAACTGACTCTTACCTTCCTCCAGTACAGTAGACCCAGAGAAAATCATATAGTAGGGAATCTTCTTTACTCCCTTAGCCCTTTGCATCTGACTAGTATCAACTCCCTGGTCATTCATAGTCATGACAAATTTGTTAAAATCTTTAGGAGATAAACTTTCTACAACTTGAGTCATCGGGTTAACGAAGTACACAACATCCTCATAGACATACTTCCAACCTTCAACTATCCTATACAGATCCCTGGCCTCGTTAAAAAACTGTGGTAAGTCAGCATAAGTTGCACCAAACGATTGTGCTTGACTAATATCAAACTTAGGCCACTGTCTCTTAATCTCATCCTCCGGGAGCCACTTCTCTACAAAGAGAAACCTACCGTCACTGTAATCATACTCCTGACTATTCGGATCTCGGAAGTAATTATACCCTCTCACTCTCCTACACTTAATCTCTGGTTTAAACGGATTCGAAGTATCTACCCAGAAGTACAGCAAACTTCTACCGCTCTTTACTGTATGCTCAAAGCAATCAAGTTCCTTTCTCCCAAGATTAAGTCTATTCCTGTAGTGCTTCAGTACCCCGCTCATTAACTCAGACAACGCCTCATCTTCTCCACCCACAGGCACCAGCGTCGTTTCCCTCTTCCCCTGCGCTGCCAGACCAACCAGCATATCTATCTTTGGCTTAACTTCATTAAACGTAGTAGTTGGTCTCTTCTGACTCTCTAACAACGCAACTACATAGTCATAATCCTGGTCTCCAGCATAGAACCTATAATCCTCTGCTGATTCAGATCTCCACTCAGTCTCCGGGGTAGAGTTCTCTGAATCCCTAAGCCACTGTAACATCTGCCCAATACCCGCAGGTATGTCTGTCCAAAGATGCTGTGCTGGATAGTTCAAGTTAATCTCCTACCTTCTAAGAATGTCAAAAATTGACACGGTCAGCTCTACGCTACGCACACTGCCAGGCACCGCGACGCATAGGAGCTTTTTCTTTTCGTCTATTAGCACGTTTACGTGCAGCTTTTTCAACAGCCTCACGCTGTTTAGTTCCCCAGATCTTATACGCTGTGGTGTGAAAGTACTCTGTAAGCCCGAGGGCATCAGCTATATTTGGTGATGCGACTCCACGCGTCTTCATGTCTCGCTTAGATTCTACAGTGATTGCCATGTTCTCATCAAAGCGATATGTAGGTTGGGATAGTTCGTTACATAGTTCATGACCTATGTTTATCTTAAGCCCACCCTGGCCCTCGATCCAGATATCGGGGAAGCTGTACTCAGCACGCATACACTTCTCTCGAACTTCCCACCAGAGCTCATCACGAAGGCGGTGGAATCGCATCTTATTAGATGACTGAACTGCAACGTTAATACCGTAGCAGTAACGTGCCATGTTAGGTTTTCTGTGAATGTAGTCAACTACACCAGCCCCAACACCTATCTCATCTATTGCTATACCCTCGGCCTCGAGATCACTGAGAGTCATAATGATTCTATCTGCAAGAGCGATAGTGTTTAGTCCGTGGAACTCTTCCCACGGCGATATCTGGTTGCCTCGGCGGGGTAGTATAACTGACGTATCTTCTCCATACCTAGCGACGTCAACTCCAAGATACAACGGCTCATCTTCAGGGACAGAAATCTCAGTACCAACACACTGTATAGCCCATGCAAGCGGGATAAGTGTCGTTTCACTTTCCAACGGAGGATCAC